GGTGAAAAGGCTAAGCCTGCAGTTGATGAGACTGTGGTTAAGCCCCCCGTGCCTATACCAGAGGGTTTTAAGTTACCCGGTGTTGGTGCGCAACCAGCTACCCAGGAAGATTCTAGGAGTGCTTGGTATAATGCTGACCCGCCTATGGACACTCGAACTGATTCTAGCCGATGTCTTGCAGGTGGCTCTGGTATGACTTTTATGGAGAACAATATCAGGCGAAATACCTGTAATCTGAAGATAGTTCGACCTGGAATGGCTGATTCGTATTTGAAGGGATTAGCTATTGGTGGGAATATGGTTTTGACCTGTGCCCATGCTTTTTATGACTATTCTACAAAGTCAACAAAGCGCGTTGCGACATCTGGCGTAGCCACCTTTCCTTCTTCTGTTGACGGCAAAGCGATTCAGGCATCATTTTCTATTTCTGATTCTAATCTTTTGATGAACGTTGAAGAGGACTGGGCTTTAGTGATTATTCCGTCTATGACTTCTCGGCGTTCATTAGTTGATTATTTTGTCGAGAAGAACCATTTCTTTAGGAAGCGAAAGGTCTCACTAACCGATGGGAGGCAAGTTGATGTGTGTCTCGGTGCCGCTCATTTGGTTAGCCCTGCTGGTACAAATAATTTTCAGAATTGGGTGGAGAGAGTTTCTTCATTTGGGCCTGATTTTCCTCCTGGTTATATGAATTGCCCTTCATTTTTCGGGCGAGCGGAGGGAGAGTCCCCTCAAGGTATGAGTGGATCAACTTTTGTTTCTAGCTCGAGTGGTGTTTGTATTTTAGGAATTCAGACGATGGCTGATAAGGACGATTTCTCACTTGTTTTGACAACATTTATTGGGCGCACTCAATTGAAGGACGCCATCAGCAAATTATCAAAGAAGTCGAAACTTAATCAGTTCTCCGATGTACCTCGAGACTTTGTCGTCGACCAGAACCAACAATACCCATCTGTGACTGCAGCTCCCACTCGTTCTTGTCCGCTCCTATACCCTGGTTTGGAGCAGTGGAATTTTCAGTTTATGATGACCCTTCAGCAAGCTGTTGGTAGCCCTTCCTCAAAGTTTGCTCACCCTCCCTACAGATCTTTCTTCCGAGAGAGGGGGTATATTTGTGATAAAGAGAAGCCCGTTTTTGACTGGAAATCTAAACGCAATTATTTAACTCAAATTAGCAAGATCAGTTCAGAGATTGACGTTGATCGGGTTGATAAGATATCGACTGTATTATCGGATCATTGGATTAAAGCCTATGGAAGTGAGTTAAAATTGTTAAGCACACTTAGCCTGGCAGATGCCATTAATGGTAATGATAAGGTCACGTGGGTTGAGAGATTGAAGATGGATACGAGCGCTGGTTATCCGTGGAATACGCGGAAATCCGACCTTTTGGAAGTTCGACCTGTACCAGTTGAAGTTCGAGCAAGCGGATACGAGTACTTTTTGACTGACGAAATGCAACAACAATTTTGTCGTTACTTTTTGTGTTTGATTGAGAAGTGTCCCCTTAATTATCCTTATAAGGGAACTCAAAAGGATGAGCCAATTTCTCCTGAGAAGAATCAGACACGCGGTCCTCGCATGTTTTGCGCAGCTAATTTATACGTTATTTTAGGTGGCCGGATGTTGTTTGGCTCTTACATTCGTATTGCTCAGCGTAATCCCTTTATTTCATGGGCAGCCGTTGGTATGAATTGCTCTTCAAAGATCTGGGGCCTTTTATGGAGATTTATAACTATTTTTGGTGAGCATCGGTTGATTGCAGGTGATTATTCGAATTTTGATCAGAATATGTCACCAGTATTTACGAGCGCAGCCTATGCAGTTATTATATCTCTTCTTGAGGCTTCAGGTAATTATTCCGAAGAGGAACTTCAAGCGTGTCGATCCTGGGCTGCTGAGGCGATATATCCCACTGTTATCATTGATGGAGATATTTATTCGATTGCAGGTACTAACCCTTCTGGCAATCCTTTGACTGTGCATGTAAATTGTATTGTTAACATTTTGTTTATTATGTACGTTTGGGTTGGAGTTGGCAATGATGTATCCGTCTTTTTCGTTCAAATCCGCATGATGACTTATGGTGACGATAATCTGATTGCCGTGCACGCTAGCGTAGCTAATTTTGATTTTTGGGCCATTCATGTCCAACTTGCAACAATAGGTGTGAAGTACACTCCTGCAGATAAGTCGGAACCTAAACCTGATAGGAAATTTGATGTTCATGAGGACGTTGGATTTTTGAAAAGGTTATTTGTGGAGAGAGGTGGCTATGTTTTTGCTCCTCTTGACATTTCGTCTATTTCTAAGACTTTTAATTGTTGGATGGCTTCTCATGAAACGGACATGGATCATGGATTGTCCACTTTTGTTTCGATTTGGGAAAATGCTTGTCATTACGACGATGTGCAGTGCGCGAGGATTCATAAGGATATCCTTGATTACTGTGAGGTTGCAGGTTGGCCCACTGATAAATTTCACCCAAGACAGCAAATTCGTGATCGTTTTGTTGATGCCGATGTGGCTCGTTTTGACACTTTATTTAGACAAGCTAGGCTAATTCAGACTTCTGGAAGTCACTATGTCACATATAATGCTGAGTGGTCTAACGTTTTTAACGCGGCAAATCGCGATTTTATGTACCATGGCTTGACTTTTCTACGTCGGACGTTTACAGACGGATTTTTACGATGGGTTTCTATCCAAGAATCCGCGTGGGTTTATTTCATGCGGAGGATTCCCGAAGATCAGCCTGCGGGCGCCGGTGTTGTTCCATTATTGGATAATAGGTTTATCGATTCGGATGAACCTGACAATGTCGGTGCTTTTGATGGTTTTTACTTCATTGATGGGCCGGAGGGGGAGAATGAATCCCCCCTTCCGAGTGGCCCCTCTTAGAAACTTTTCGTAATGCGGTTCCCCAGCCGCTATAGAAAAATGGGAACCCAGTGGACCTCTGGTTTGGAAAAGGTCAATTAGGATTGTGCAATTTCGCAAACCCCAAGCGATTATGAAAAGTGGGGAATTTTTGGCTATCGGCAAACTTTGTTTATCTTCTTAGTCTTTGATTTGTAGTTACTTAGCCGTTAGTTCCGGAATGGTGAGAGGACAGATCAAGAAACTACCATGAGCAATCCTCTAAATTTGAGAGTGGTATACTTAGGAACACACAACTTCGAGTAATTAGTACAAAAACTCGATTTTAGAAATAGTACTGCTGACCAAATTATTAATTTTGACGATCCGGTAGAAGATATAATCGATTCTGGCACTAATATTGTGCCTTTGGTTTCTGGTGTTAAAGCATCAATTACTGAGTGGTTTTCTAGGCCTCAACTGATCCAGACATTACCATGGATTGAGGGAGGTACTATTAACACACACATTTCTCCTCTTGCCCAATTCTTTGATCCTTCTATTACATCCAATTGGGACAAATTGAAGGGATATAGCAGGTTAAGAGGTAACCTTCACTTGAAAATTGAAGCTAATGCTTCTCCTTTTCATTTTGGTGCTTTAAATGTTTCTTGGGCCCCTTTAACGACTGAACAAGGAAATTCAACAGTTGGGCGAATAAACTACGACTGTATCAATTCGTTTTCAGGGGCAAGTATATCTGCTTATGGAGATTTTGCAAAAGGAACTCAATCCGCCCTTATGCGCAGTACGCAGAGGCTTAATGGTTTCCTATATCCACAGGATTGCAATACGTTGGATTTTGAGATTCCATTTTTGTATCCGAAGGAGTTTATTGAGTTGCGATCTTACCCATATGTGGATAATACATTTGCTAATAATTCGTTGGAGCTATACCAGTTTGGATCATTGTTGTTCAATACTGCCGTGCCATTGCAGGTCGCTCAATCCTTGACTGGTGGTGTTGTTACCATTAATGTTTTTGCATGGATGACAGACGTTGAATTGGAAGGTCCTAGCTTGGTGTTAACTTCAGGCGTTGCTTCTGCGGCAGGAGAGGTATTAGCTTCTTGTAAGACTATCCCTATTATAGGTGGGTATTTAGCTAAGGCAGGAGCTATCAGTAAAGCTTCAGCTAAAGTTATGTCTTTGTTGGGTATGTCTAACGAACCCGATGAGAAGCCTGCGTCTAATATGCAGATTTCTATTCTGCCTTCCTTTTCTTCGCCTGAGATCAATTCGAATTCTAGGTATTTGGGGCTGGCCACTCATTCAGGACTTACAATGGCACCAACAGAGTCTTGGAGTGACGAGTTGGAGATTTCCCAGTTTGGAAGATCGGTGACTTATTTGGGAACTGCCGATTGGACTATATCGAACCCGAAAGGCACAGCCGTGTTCACTGCCAATGTAACTCCAGAATATTATTTGTTGGAAGCGTTGAGTGGATCTGCTTCTGGGGTGACTCATGCTGTCACAAGTACTCCTGCTTGTTATGTTTCTTCGATGTTTGGTCAGTGGAGAGGGAAGATTCGCTATCATTTTACTGCGATTGCTTCCCAATTTCACCGGGGACGATTGAGATTTTACTACGATTCTAGTGTTGCGGTTCCTTTTAAGGAGGGCTTTGTTTTCTCTAAAGTATGGGACATTACTGAATCGAAGAATTTCGAGTTCGAAGTTCCTTTCACGGCAGCAACTGAGATGCTTTCATTGTCTCACCCCCAGTATTCGTGCACTGAATTGACTACCTATAACTTTCGTGTAGCAGGTGCTGCTAATTCATTGCGGCCGGTTGATCCAAATTATCATAACGGATCAGTAAGGATGGAGGTGTTGAACCAATTGCTTGGTCCCAATGCAGTGGGTGTGCGCATATTGTGTTTTACGTCGATTGAAGGCTTAGAATTCGCTGAACCATGTGCGCCGGGAACATTTATTTCCACGGGTAACATAAGACCAGGAGTTGCTTCACTTAATTACCTGACCCTTAGTCATGATTTTGTTACCACTTCAGGGGACGTGCCTTCAGACCATAAACCTTATAATGCGGAGCAATATAATGGTGAGAAAGTTGTCTCATTGAGAGTTTTATTGCATCGTTCATCTGATTATACGGTTTTGGGAGCACCTACGGGGTCATTCTCCTCAACCTCTGGTGGTGGAGCTTTGGCAGGTCGTTTGACACTTCCACGCGAACCTTTGTCGCCTGGTGAGCATTCTTTTGGGACTAGTACGTCGCGTATTTCGGATAATACTGCGGTTAAATTCGCCAATAATCTTGGGATATCGAACGTGGTCGTGGGGGGTCAGAACATTGGTTATAACTATGTCGCGATGTCACCTTATGCATTTTTGAAGGCGATGTTTGCTGGTTATCGTGGGTCCTTTCGTTGGAAAGTTTATTCTGACCTCCCCCCAATGTACCCTGGTACCACCGCAGATTTACCCAACGTTTCTGTGCCGTTATCGTTAACAATTACACGATCTAATGATTATACAAGTGATGCAATGTGGGTGCCACGATCTGGGAGTTCTTCTTATAGTCAGTCAGCCTTCGATTCAATAGCTCAACCTGGAAATCGAGGGAGGGCTTTAATTCGTGGCGCTGAACTTAACTCCATTATGTTCGGAAATTCTGTATCAGTCGATGTGCCACAATATTCGCGATATAAGTTTCTTCCCACCAATGATTGTATTCGCTCATTCGTTCGCAATGCTGCACCTACCGCGCGATTGGGTGCTGTAGCAGGAGCAGATGGAATCTATGAAACAAGTACAGACTCAATTGATCTTGATTACGCGTTTTATAATCCCCAGCTATGGTTTTCTGGGGGTAATCGTTCAATTCGTACGCCAGTCTTTTCTGCCAGTGTATCATGCGGAACAGATTTTTCTTTTGTTGGTTTCATTAACGCTCCCATTATATTTGTGAAAACAACCCCACCAGCCCCTCGGGCTTAGCATTTCAGCAGG